GCTGGGAGAGCGATAAGCACACTTCTCCCAGCTAAGTCGTACTCCTTGTTAGCCTGCATAAATTACCCGTAAAAAGCTGTAACCGCAGCCGCACCGTTTATATCAAGATATAGCCCATTTTCAGCTAAAATACCTTCTCCGGGTATGATAACATTGTGGGTTCCTACATCAGCAGTGCTAATAGTAAGCAGAGCAGTCCCAGAAGCAGCAGAAGCGTTATCGTAAATAATAAGCGCAGCGCCAGCAGAAGTTACTGTTACATACAAACCTTTCAGACGAGTCCTGTAAGCCACCAAAGCTCCGTCAGCGACAAGATACTTTGATTTTACATCATATTGCATAGCCATTACGACCCTCCTACTATGAGTTGGCAAACGGAGTAGCAGGAGTCCCTGTTGTTAAGATAGAAACACCCGTAACGTACCACATAGTAGAGTTCAGCGCCGTTACCTGCACCCATGTACCTATAGCTCCGCCCTGTGTGGAACCATTGAAGTTTATGGAACGCGTTGCTGTGCTGCTCGCAGCATACCCAGCCATTGCGCCAGAGGTGTCTACGTCGATAACCGCTATAGAACCCATCATATACTGGGACGCAGCGGTAATTACTTTCCACGTAGTAGCCGCAGTTTCCAGAACAAATGTAAAACTCACGCCCATATTATTTAATGTATTGGGGTCTGAGCCGGGGCCGGAAGAGACAGGGTCTGCTGTAGCATCTAGTGTAGGAAGCGTAACGACCAAAGTAGCGTCGTTAGTACGAATAATTTTGCCCGCATAGGTAGGAACATCCAGCGTTATAGTGTTCGTGCCGTTTGGGAGATTTATAATACTGCCCGGGCCCTGAGTATAAAAACCATTAAGTGAGCGAACTGGGCCTTGAAACGTAGTAATAGCCATAAGTTTTAAATCCTCGTGTAGTAGCACTTCTCATACCGTCTCTACTACGTCTGCCAAGCCAGTCGGTATGAGTATTAATCTTGGGTCTGTTTCGTTATAGCATCAACATATTACCAAGTCAACTCAAATAAAAAAGGGGGCCGAAGCCCCCTTCATAACCTATTTAATTAACTAGGTTTAAGCTGCGCCTTCCGAGCCATACATGCCCAGCGGGTCACTCCAGCCGAACGAATAACGCTCACGGGCCTTGTACCGTACGTTTCCGGTATCAAAGTCTCCATCCATTGACGTAGCCATCGGAGTACGAACAAAATGTTTCATACCGTTTGGCACATCTGTGGTCAGGAACCAAGCATCATTGTCAGTCAAGAAGTGGTTAACGGTGTATCCTTCAGGGATCGAACCGTTGCTCTTCAGGGCGTTAATGTCGTTATCCGCTGTACCAACACGCAGCTCAGTTTCAAGCAGGCGGGTAGCCACAAACATCAGTGACGGCGGGATAACCAGCTTACGCGGCTTGGCAGCAATCAACAGTCCTCGCTCATCCGTCCAGCCAGCAATCTGAATAACGGCGGCTTCCAAAGAAGTCTCGTTCAAATCAGCCGCTGTAGACGGGATGTTTGAGTTAGTGCCACCAGAGACCGTGGGGTGCGTAGCACTAAACAACGGTTTGCCGTCGCCACCGTTATAGCTGGTGGAGAAGCCGTTATTCAGCACAGCAGCAGCTTTAGTCTGCTTGGTGTATGCCATAGCCCGAGCAAGAGCCTTGGTGTACCGGGACGACAGTGAATCGTACAGGTTGTCCTCAATGGCCTCTTCAGTCAGTGAGAAACCAAGAGCAATCGTCTCGTGGTTGTACCGAGCAGTAAACACTTCCTGCGCGTTATCGTAGGCTATCGCACTGCCTTCGTTCTTCACCGGGGCGGCGGAGAAGCCTGACAGCTTGGTTTCCTCTTCAAACGAACGCTCTGAAGTCTCGGTATCAAATATCTCCTTATGCTCTTCGCCGTATCGGGCATATTCCAGACCGAAAAGGGCGTTCAAGCCGGGGAGCAGTTCTTTAAGTAATTGTGCGCGTGAAATTGCCATTTATGTTCTCCTTAAATGCCGGTCGGGTTAAGATACTGATGCCCGCCTGCTACAGTTTGACTAGTCACGTTAGGCGCGTTCCACTTAACAATAACCTCAGTGTACGAACTCGGGTAACCCGCAATAGCTGTTTCTGGGACAACATCAATAATACGGATTGGGAAAGTTGCCGTAGTACCAGTGTTATCGTCTACTGCTACAGCAGAATTACCCGTAGTGGTGGAACCGGAGTTCTGAACCAGAACAGTGTTGTTGCCAACAGCAGTACGATTTACATACCCGATTGTGGTAGTAGCAGAGACAACAGCTACTTTAAACAGTGCATCCGGGTCGTCCAAAACGTAGCCAACAATATCACTAGCCACGGTATCCGCCGCATAATACTGGCGGAAAGTCAGACCATACTGCGGGTCTGTGTAACTGCAACCCAGAAAAACACCAACTGGGGTAGCGGTGTCCGTGCCGACATCTTTCTGCAAAAGACCTGAAGAATCCAGCTTTACAACGTCACCATAAAAAATAGAAGTATCGTTGCCGGAGCCAATAGGAATTGAACGGGTAGAGCCAGCAAAGACCTGCCCACCGATCAAATTGATCGGCCTAAGCCCGTAAGGGGCTGAAACGGAAGGATATGCCATTTAACTTCTCCTAAAATTGTTTAAGTTTATTTACCTTTTCCGAACGACGTTGTGGACTTACGCTCCTTAAAAAGCGGCATCCTTGGGTCGTTCTCGCGCATAAAATTGTTGTCCACAGACTCAATCTGGTCACGGTTTTTAGCGGAAAAATACTGTTTCCGTTGTTCCATGAACTCTTCAGGAATCTTGCAAAGCAACAAACCTGCTACCTCAATGTTGTCTTTAAAACGACTATTGGGGTCAACCATCAATTTGAATTTTGGTTGTTCTTCAATCCTCACAGGCTCCCACCCTTCTCGCAATTTTGCGGAGATATTTCGTGGGTCTGCCATGCTCAGGGTCGAGACTCTAACCCACCTGTATGCGTACCCCGGCTGCTTATCTGGTTCCGGTAATGTTGAAGCCGGTTGCCAAGACTTAGGCCGTTCGGTAGCGCTACGGGTTTCAAATTCGCGTGCAAGATCGTTTCTATTAGCCATGTTATTTCTCCGTATTCAGTTTCTGTTGTGCCCGGGCATATTGCTCGGGAGTCAAACCCAGCTTTTTCGCAATACTTACTTGCGATGCTGTTAGCTTCACCTTGGTGGAGGATGTGCTTCTGGATGCCGGAGCAACCACTGTGGCAGGTTTGCTACTTTCTGCGCGGGCACCGGGCTTGCCGCCCCCGGTCGTCGTTTTTACTTCTTCCTCAAACATTTCAGGGAATCGGCGGCGCATTGTGGTGTCAATGTTCTGCCAATATTCATCAGTACCAACATATTGCCTGCCGTACTGGTTCTCTAATTTCTGGTGAACCCCCAGTGCCAACGCAGTCATATCCGCGTGCTCTGGACTACCCCACCACGTATTACGCTTTTGCCACGCAATCGTTTTTTCGTCCACCTGTGGTTTCTGTACCACTGATGGCTGAATATTTACACTAGTTTCTTCCTCTTGTAAAGGGGCAGGTTTAAAGTTCTTAACCTGTTCCATCTTATATCCGGCTGCATTGAGCTTCTCTTGCGCCGCTAACAGTAGGTCAGAATTACCCGCTTCGTAGGCTTCCTTGTACTCCCTTTTTGCCGCACTTAGCTCAAGCTCGGTAGCCTGTTTATACGTATCAACGAGGGTTTGTTCCCCACGACTCAACGTACTCTTCAACTTTTTGTTTTCCTCGGCTATCGTCTTGGCAAACTCAATCGCCTCTCGCTGCTCACGCAGTGCGCGTTCTTTCTCCCTGCGCTCGTCATGCCAGACTTTCTTCATCTGTTTCATGCGGGTTTTGACCTTGTCCGAGTACTCTTCCATCTCATCGGCTTCAAGCTCCCGCACGATGTCTTCCGGCATGGGGCTCCGACCACGGTCTTCTTCCGGAGTGTCGTCCTCTACTTCTACCTGCGGCAGTACCGCTTCTTCGCCTTCAACTTCAAACTCAAAATCATCTTTCTGGGGTTTAGCTACTGTGTTCATATATTTCTCCTAGGTTTTCGATGTTGTAGTTTTTATTTCTTTACCCACGGCTAATCCCCCTTGGGTCTTCCACAACACCTTCCACCGCATCGTCGTTAATAATCCGAAACTCCCGCCCATGTATCTTCACACGGGTGCCTGCATGGGGTCTTACAAGGATAAAATCACCCTCTTTACACCATGCACCGCTTGGAAAGCGCCCCGAATCCTTATAACAATCCGGCCCCATCTTTATCACGAATAACACAGTAGTCAGTAATTCTTCATACTGCATCGTCTGGTTAGCCTTTGCTAACCCGCTATCAAACTTATCGTCAATCTCCGGTATACCGCATAAAATACGATAGCCGGAAGGGTCTGGTAGCTGCTTTGCTTTCTGCTCTGCCGTTTCAGGTAGAACCGTTACATCATCTATATTGTCGGGGTCTGCGCCGATTAATAAATCACTCATTTTCTTCCCTCTCCAGCCGTTCTGCGGTTTCGATAATCATGTTGTTTACGATGAGTAGCCCACGTATCACCCCACAGGTATATTTGTAATCCCCGTGTTCTTTGGCTTTACCTAAGCTAAGGTCATCTGCTAATGCTTTGCGCTCCTCCTGTATCTTCTGTGAAAGATACTTTAAAAGGTCGGTGCTCATTTATTCTCCTTCTGGTTTTTGTGGTGGTTGTGTAGCTGAACCAATACGGTCAGCCTCTTTTGCTGCCTCAAGTACCATTTGCATGGCGTCTTGTGTCTGTTTCGCTTCCATCGCTCCCTTGTCTGTCGCTATTTTCGCGCCAACCTGCATACCTGCTATGCGCTCTTGCGAATTAATCCTCTCCTCTTCCAGCTCAAGCCGGTCAGCCTTCTCAGCCGCTTCAGCCATCGCCTTCTTTTCTTTCATCGTAACCTCGCGTTCCTTCAGCTCCAGTTCTTTCTGCTGCATTTGAACCAGCGGGTCTTGCGCCATCTGTTGCGCTTGCTGCTGTGCGGCTTCTGCTTGGTTTTTCTGAAGTAACTGCTGCGCTGCCATTGCTGCCAGACGAGAAATCTGAAGTTCTGTCTCTTCATCCATCTCGGCATCGGGAGCCGGATACGGAACGCCCAACTGCTCTTCCAACTGTTTACGATACTCAAACGCCAGATGCTCTGTTATATGAGCGTTCATAGCCCCCATAATTGCCTGCGCCTGCGGGTTCTGGCCCATAATCTGCGCTACCTTGGGGTCTTGCATGGCTGACATATGCACAGTTATGTGTGCCTCGTGGTCTTGGTAAATAAACGCCTTTAGTGGTTTGCCGTTCAGCGCGTTCATATTCTCAGATACCGGGTCTGTCGGCCTCTGCTCGTCCTCTATAGGCACAAGTTTACTGGCGTCTCTTACACCCAACACCTCCAGCATCTGTCTGTGCAGCAACGGTAGGTTGTATAACTGTGGTGCACCCGCCGCTAACTGAATCACCGCTTGATACTGAACCACTTTCTGCGCCATGGTCGCGGCGTTCGGGTCACTTACCGGTATAACCTCAACCAAGTCGTAGTCCGACTGCTTCGCACGGGGTGAACCCTCTTCCGGCTCGTAGCTA